GACTTTACGTGATTATTTCTCTAAAGATAGCTACTATCATTACTCAAAAGACCAATGGGGCTTTCCAAATACCGTAGATCATACTGATTTGCCTCCGGGCGCTGATATGCCTCGCGGTCCCGGTTCAGCTCCACAGCTCAACCCACATCCTGTTTTGCCAACACGTATTTTCATTGGTGAAAACTATAGATATGATGGAATTTACTACCCTGCCATTTTGATCAAAAGCGGCGGTTCTAAATACGTTCCTATTTCTATCAATAGAGACCAAACAACCGTTCAATATACAGAAGTTCTTTATCAAGACGGATATGGTAATGAAACTTTGGTGAGAAAACCAGAATATTTTGTTACGGCTGGATGTTGGGAAGGTACCATCATTATTGATGTAATGGCCAGAAGTTTAAGAGCAAGAGATGATATTGTAGAAGCCATCGGATACTGCTTTACTGAAATTCATTTCGATACACTGTATGATGTAGGTCTTATCGTCAAACCTATGGCTGTAGGGGCTCCTTCTGAATCAGATGACCGAAACGATAAGCTTTTTAGGCAAAGTATCACATTAGATATAAGAACTGAGTGGAGAAGAGAGATTCCCGTAGGTGACGTAATTGATGCAGTTATGTTTACGGTAAGTTTTCAGGAGTTCTCGCAACCCCAAAGTCCTGCCGCCGCAAATCTAACCGTCAACTCTGGTGTAGACATGGCTGATCTACTACTAAAAGGGTAAAACAGTGGTTAATAGGCATAAAATAGAAAGATTAAGACCCGGAAAGACCAACAAAATGTGCTAATATCCTGTCGAAGGATAGTAATATTAATACATTTTACTGAGCACAATCTACAAACCGAGTGATAAGGATTCAACATGCCAAATATACCAGGCGCAACCAATGTCCTTCCAGGACCGTTTACAGACGTAATTACCCAATCTGCTGGAGTAACTATTCCTGGGGGTTCACGTGTTGTAGCAATGATCGGTCAAGGATCGACCAATGAAACCATTGTTGCCACGGCTTTAGGTGGCGGCCTCGATGGTTTGAACCCAAGCTATACTTCTAGTTCGGGAGCTGATGGCAGACACTTTCAGCTAAGCAACTTCCCTCTAATCTCCAATCGCACCACTCTATTTAAGAATGGTCTTCCACTAGTTGGTACTGAAGAGTTAATTGATAACAACCCATTTAGCTTCAAGTTCGATTACAGAATCGATATCTCCACTGGTAAGATTGAGTTGCAAAGAGCACACCTTGTAGATCAAGGCGGAGCCTTCTATACGCCACTATCTACTAACGTCGGATTGGGCTCTCTTAACAACTTAACTCTTGTAGATGCTAATGCGCCTCCAGAGACATGGACAGTACGTTGCGTTTCTGTTCAAAGAAACGCCTTGAACCAACCAATCGGTGGTACTGCTAAGTTCTTAGCTTTCGGTAGCGTATCTGGTGCCAAGCTTGATGCCAATGGTAACCCAATCGTATGGGTTGCTAACGGGCAAACTGTCAGTAACGGCATTCTAAGCTTCTCTGTCACTGAAACTACGGTTTCCAACGTCGTTACCTCTCCATTCCGTGAGGGTGATGCCTTCATTATCGAAGTAGCCAGCGGTGTTTTGGTCAGAAATGATTCTTTGACCGCAAACTACATCCCAACCTCATTCTTGAACGATCCAGTTCTAACTCAAGGTATGAACGATGTAGTTTCCCGCCATGGTTCCCCAAGTTTGACTAACAACTTGTCCTTGGGTGCTCAACTCTTCTATGCTAACGGTGCATCTTCTTTGATCACCTGCCAAGCTGCCCCTCCACTACCACGTAGAACTTCTTATGTGTTAGATGCTGCCGTCAATTCATTGTCAACCAATGATGACGACTTCATTTTCCCACTTCCAGTTGGTGTAGTGCCAGATTTTAATTCCGATATCCACTTCTTCGTATCGAACCCAGCCACCAGCGTAGAAAGTCAAATTCTACCAAACAAGTTGGCCTTCGATACCTTGGATACGGCCGGTAATCCAACCACCCATCAATTCATTGTAGACAACAATCAGGCTCCAGCCGGATATTCTTACTTCTACACTGCCAAGCAGGCCCTAGAAGCTGTTGTTAGTGGATATGATGGATACATTGGTAGAAACCTAGCCTTCACTAACCAAGGTGTTTTTAGCACACCTTCTGTAGTTTTCGATTCTTCTTACGTCGGTAAGGCTTTGAAGATTATTGATTCGGTTAACTCAGCTAACTTGGGCGTCTTCGACATTACTGCTGTTACCAACGGCAAGCTTTATGTCATCGCAGACGGAACTACTTTCCCACCATCTACGTTACAAGCTAATCCAACTTATCTATCTGACTTCATCAGTGAAACTTCTGGTCTAGTTTGGAAGTTGGTTGATCCCGTTACTGGTCTACAAGTAGACGGTTATGCCGGAACTGACGGATACGTTGTTCCACTAGTCACTAATGGTGATGGTTACTTCCAGTCTCCATCTCTAGACTTCTCCACTGTACCTGGTGTCACTGGTTTGAGACTACAGTTGACTGGTTCTGCTGTTGCTTCTCAAAGCGCACCAGTTGGTAACAACGGTTTGTATGATATCACTGCGGTAAGTGCTCAAGGCATCAATGTCCGTAAAGCTGTGGTCAACGAAAGCAATCTAAGATATGAAATTCTAGATCCAACCTTGATGAGCAGCTTCATCGTTATCAACCACAACGTAGTACCAAACGGTTATGGATTAAGAGTTACTATCGTGGATTCACGAGATGCATCCTTCTACGATGCGGGATGGCTAAATGCTTTGTCCGTACTAGAGACCATCGAATGCGATATCCTAGTGCCTCTACCAAACCAGACCATCTCTGTTATTTTTGAAAATGCACTCAACCACTGCAAGGCAATGAGCAACATTGTCAACAAGAAGGAAAGAGTCTTGTTCATCGGCGCAATCCAAGGCTTGACTCCAGACAACTTGACTGGTGCTAAGCCAGCAGCCGTTGAGAACATTGGTATTCTAGAAGGTATCCAGGGCTCCTCTATTACCGACATTTTGTCTGGTAACGTTGAAGACTTGGCTAACTACTCTGTACCAGATGCTTATGGCAACACTTACAGATGCGTTTACTTCTACCCTGACCAGATCGTGGTACAAGCTGGTACAGAAAACGTCTTGATCGATGGATTCTACCTAGCTGCCGCTGCCGCTGGTTATTGCAACCAGGATCTCAGACTTGAGAATCCACTCACCAACAAGGTCTTCTCTGGATTTACTATCTTGAGAAACAAGCAGTTCTCAACAACTGTTCTACAAAACCTTGCTGCTGCCGGTGTCACTACCTTGCAGCCAGTAGCCGGTGGTGGTCAAGTCGTATGGGGCATCACGACTTCGCAAAGCGGATTCCCTGAAGAACAAGAAATCTCTATTGTCTTCATCAGAGATAGAGTAGCCAAGGTTATGAGAGCAGTGTTCAAGGGCTTCATCGGTACCCCACAAGGTCCAGATACCGCAACCTCTCTCAATGCAACCGCAGTAATTACTTTGAATTCCCTAGTGTCTCAAGGACTAATTACCGCCTATAAGAACCTCAGTGTTACACAAGACTCTGTAGATCCACGTCAATGGGATATTGCAGTAAGTGTACAACCAACTTATCCACTCAACTGGATATATATTAAGGTAAGTGTAGGACAACTATCAAGCGCTTAATATAACTTAGGAGTTAACATAAATGGCAAATAGCAATTTACAAGGGGCTGCCAACACAGGCTCTACATTATCTTGGAATAATGGTACTAATAGAACCAGTACTGCTATTTCCACCAATATCATCATTGCGGTTAGAACGCCCAATGGTTTTACTCCAGTAGGCGCTGTACAGTCTTTGCAGATCAACGAAAAGCGCAATATCAAGATGATTGATGAAGTAGGTACCGATGGTCATATCGACTCTGTACCAAACCAATCAACTAACATCACTGGTTCTTGCCAAAGAGTTAGATTTGACAGGCTAAGAATAGCAGAAGCTTTCAGCCGTGGATTCGTTCACGTTGCTTCTCAAGCTTATCCTTTTGATATTCTAATCTTCGATAAGCAGAAGAGAAATCCAGGCAGCCAAATCACTACTGTTATCAAGAACGTATGGATTGCTGGCATTGACTATACTTACCAAATCACCGATTGGGTTATCACCGATACTATGACTTGGGAAGCAGAGAATATCTTCAGCATTTTGGGCAGCGGAAATCAGAATCCACAACTTGGTGGTACTCCAGTTGCACAAGGCGGAGAAATTGGAATCGCTCCAAGCATTGTTCTTGGTGGTCAGACTGGTAACGTTCCAATCGAACAACAGACTGATACTGGTTCTAACGGCAGAAGAGGATCTTTGGATGCAGCCGGTCTACTCGATTTGGGTACTGGTACTCCTCCAACCGACTTATTCTAATCAGAATACAAATACTTTCAATAATGAAAACGCTTGGTCCCTCAAGATCAAGCGTTTTTTATTTGTTATATATTCCTTTGAGGAGTTGTGAACATGCCAGAGTTTAAGAGCCCATTAGGGAATAGAAAGTTTCAAGGACCACAGTTTAGAGAAGTAGATGTACCAGATGAAAGTGCTGGTCCACCTCAATATGTTCGTCCGCCTCAAAGACAAGAAATGCCGCCACTAGATGAAGCTGCATTTCGAGAATTTAATGCACGTTTGGGCGCTCCGCCTGATATGCCGCAACCAACTGAGGATTTATCTCAGATGGAGCGAGAGATT